GTAGAGTCCAATTTACCCACATTTAATCCGGAACCGGCCGATTCTGATATACCTTTAAATCAGGACATAGTAGGACATTCCAAAATTGACCTGCCAAATGTCAAACCGGTTGGGGGCCGGCTCCTAGGTAGTCCTACACCGCGGATATTTAGCAGTCCAGTAAAGGGCGCGACCACACGGGCACCAGAGGTGATTGCATTTGCAGAATCAGTGGGAATCAATTTGATGCCGTGGCAGATCAACGCGCTTGGAGATATGTTGCTGGTGAAAGATGGCCACTTCGTTGGTAAGACAATCGGGTTGTGCGTATCAAGACAGAATGGCAAGACTGAATTGGCCAAATTAAGAATATTGGCTGGGATTTACCTATTTGGTGAAAAGACCATTGCAATGATGTCATCGAATAGAAATATGGCCGTGACCACCTTTAGACAGATCCACTACCTGATCCAAGACACTCCGGCACTATTGGGCTTGTGGGAGAAGACTTATAGCACAAATGGCAATGAGCGCATCCGATTTAAGAACGGTGCAGAGATCATCGTGGTTGCAGCTACTAATGAGGGAGCCCGCGGACTCAGCGTGGATTTCTTCTTTATTGATGAACTTCGGGATATTAAGCCGGAAGCGTGGGATGCCGCGCTTTACACAACACAGGCAAAGGCGGCATCGCAGATTCTTGCAGTTAGTAATGCCGGCGATAAGGGAAGCACAATCCTCAATCAATTAAGAGAAAAGGGGATTGAGGATAAGACACCATCATTGCGTTGGCTAGAGTGGAGCGCACATCCGAGTTTGAAAATAACGGACCGCAAAGCGTGGGCTCAAGCAAATCCGGCCCTTGGCCACACGATTACGGCTGAGATCCTAGAACACCGAATCCGCACTGGTGAGCCCAACCAAGTGCGTACTGAGATGTTAACTCAGTGGGTGGACAATCTTGCCAGCCCTTGGCCAATCGGTGCGTGGGAATCGTGCAAGGTAGAAAATATGGTGTTTGAAGCCGGTGCCTCTACATTCTTTGCAATTGATATATCACCTAGCAGAAGACACGCCGCATTAGTGGCAGCCCAGATGGATGGGGATAGGGTAAAACTCAAATGCCTACAAACTTGGAAGGCTGAAGCCTCAATTGATGATTTAAGAATGGCAAGTGAGATTAATGAGCACATCAAGCGATTTAGACCCAAGATGTTGTTATTCGATCGGTACACCACCGCGGGCGTAGCTGCGAGGCTTGCGCACACTGGGGTTCCAGTAATGGAAATCTCAGGGCAACTCTTTGCAAGTGCGTGCGATGAGATGTTGGCTGCGATGAGTCACAACCGTATTGCCCACGGTGACGAATACGAATTGAGCGAATCGGTAAACTCTTGCGCAATGCGCACCACGGATTCAGGGTGGCGCATCGTAAGAAGAAAATCAGCGGGTGAGGTGGCCAGCGCGATTTGCAGTGCAATGCTGATTTGGTATGCCAACAAGCCACAAGCAATAGCAGCCATATATGTCAATTAGACACGCCGAGAGCGTTAAAGATAGGTTTGTCCGGATTTGTCGTATGCTAGTGCTATGGGGTTAATGTCTGCACTGCGCTTGATTGATAGCGCAATCCCCGAAAGTAAGCCAACAATCCAAGCCCAGTACGCACCACCAGTGATGGATGGCTTCAGCGCATATTCTTATTTGAATCCTGCCGTATATGTATCACGCACCGAAGCACTGGCCGTTCCCAGTGTTTCACGCTGCCACTCATTAATAACCGGCGTGATTGGCAGCTTGCCTTTGAATTTATATCGAAAAAGCACAGGACAAGAATTAGAAGAACCATTGTGGTTACAACAACCAGATTATCGTCAACCGCGTGCAGTAACGATAAGTGCAACCGTGTCAGACTTATTTATGCACGGGGTGGCCTATTGGGAAGTTACACAAACCTTTGCGGATAGTGGAAGGCCATCTGGATTTGCTTGGGTTTCATTTGATCGCGTAACTGAAAAGTTAAATGCAAACAACACACTTGTTATTGGCTACACCGTTGATGGATCAGGATTGCGACCACAAAACGGCTTGGGAAGTATTGTTACATTCCAAGCACTTGACTCTTTGGGGATATTGGGCCGAGGTGGTCGCACTATTAAAGCTGCACTGGATCTTGAAAAAGCAAGTGCAATAGCTGCAAGCACGCCATTACCGTCTGGTTTCATCCAGAATACTGGTGCGGATTTGCCAGAAGAACAAATCACTGGACTACTGGCAGCTTGGAAGTTGGCAAGACAACAAAGATCAACGGCATATCTTTCCAGCACTTTGCGGTTCGAGCCAACTAACTTTTCGCCTAAAGATATGCTTTACAACGAAGCCAAACAAGCGTTAGCAACTGAAATAAGCAGATTGTGCAATGTACCTGCTTGGTATTTATCCGCGGACTTAAATAATTCAATGACATATAGCAATGTGGTTGATGAAAGACGGCAATTTGTCGATTACACACTTCGCCCGTTCATCTCTGCAATTGAACAAAGACTTTCAATGGATGATCTTACAGCCCGTGGAAATGAGGTTCGCTTCGAGTTGGATGAAACCTTCTTGCGATCCGATGCACTCACACGCTTGGCAGTAATTGAAAAAATGTTGCAACTTAATTTGATCACACTAGATCAAGCCAAAGAAATGGAAGACCTAACACCGAACGGAGCAGGCAGTGGACCAACAGCCCTTACACCTGACCTTTAACACAACCGTTGAATCAAGCGATGCACAACGCCGGATCATTGCCGGTAAGATCGTGCCATTTGGTGAGATCGGGAATACAAGTGCAGGCCAAGTTGTATTCGAAAAAGGTTCCATCAGTTACAACACTGGTGGCAAGATTAAACTTCTACTTGAACACAATGCAAAAGACCCAATTGGGATGATGCAAAGTGCCAGTGAAGATGCCTCAGGCATTTACGCATCCTTTAAAGTCGCACCAACAACCAAAGGCAACGATGCCCTTATTGAGGCTTCAGAGTTGCGCGATGGATTAAGTGTTGGCGTGATTGTAGATGCAGCAGAACCACGCAACGGCATCCTTTATGTAACAAAGGCCAGCCTTCGTGAAGTGAGTTTGGTTCAGGCGGCGGCATTTTCAAGCGCGGCGGTTCAGTCCGTTGCAGCTAGTGAAGCCACACCTGATCCAGTAGAGGAAACACCAACCCAACCAACCGAAGAGAGTGAGGCCAGCGTGGAAAACGCTACCCCAGCAACCGAGGTAGAAGCCCAAAAGGTCGAAGCCTCACAACCATCACATACTCCAGTGGCACACACTGAAGTGCGTTCACCAATCAAAACCAAATCCCAATACTTGCAACACTCAATCTACGCAAAACTCGGCAACGATGATTCACAGCAATACATTCGCGCAGCTGATGCATTTGCACGCAAGGCAATGACATTTGCCGATGACTCGTTCACCACAAATCCTGCATTTACGCCGGTGCAATATGTTCCAACAGTTATTGATACATCAATCGGTGCAAGACCAACAATTGATGCACTTGGTGGAGCCCGTACCCTTCCGGCAAGCGGAATGGTTATTTCTCATCCTAAAATTTCGACCTCAGGTACGGTCGCATTGACTGCTGAAGGTGCTGCACCATCAGAAACCGGCATCGTGTCTGCTTATGTAGATGCAACAGTTAAAAAATATGCAGGTTTACAGCGTTACAGCCAAGAATTACTTTTGCGCGCTGATCCTTCATTCTTTGATGCAATGCTTGAAAATATGACCCGTGCTTACAACGGTGCAACAGATGCAGCAGTTATTGCAGAAATTGTTTCCGGTGGAACTCAAGCAACAGCACAAGCAGCAACCATTGCAGGCTTGCAGGCTTATGTCGCACAAGCTGCACCAGCAGTGTATGCAGGCACCGGCGAAGTTGCATCTGCATTTATTGCGGGAACTTCAGTATGGTCATTGCTTATCGGTTCATTGGATACAACCGGTCGCAGCATTTTCAATGCAGCTGCTCCGATGAATGCCAACGGACAATCCGCACCACGCTCATTGCGTGGCGATATGATGGGATTAGACCTCTGGGTGGACAGCAAGATGGTTTCAACAACCATTGATGATTGTGCATTTATTGTTACACCATCAGCAATTGCAGTTTACGAATCCCCAGTGCTTCAACTTTCAACCAATGTTCCTACATCTGGTGAAATTGAAACTGAACTCTTTGGATTTATGGCAGTTAAGACCCTTGTTGGTGCAGGTTTACAGCGTTACAACCTCACCTGATCTAACCCCTAGACCGGCCGCCCCTTGCCCCTAGTCCGGCAGGGGGTTGGCCTCTAAACTGAAAGGAGTATCCAATGGCCGCTACATTTGTCACGATGGCTGAGTTAAGAACAAATCTTGGCATTGGAACTTTATATTCAGATTCAGTAGTTGAAGAAGTCTGCCAAAGTGCTCAAGACATAATTGATTCTTACCTTTGGTATAACTCAGCATTGGTTTATGCAACGGCTCTAAACAACAACATTGCAACAATTACAACAACACAGCCACACGGATTTGTTACTGGTGAAAGCGTAACCGTTACCAAATCAGATACGGCAACATTTAACGGCACTTATACAATCACTGGATACACGGCCTATACATTTACTTATGCAAGAACAGCAAGCAATCAAACAACACATTTGGTGCGACCTTATGGGCTAGTTAAAGGGCCAAATCACAGCACCGCTTATGCAAGCGTTGCAGCAGTGCGTGAAGCCTCAATGATGATTGCAGTGGACATTTGGCAGGCAAGGCAGGCACCTTCCGGACAAGGTGCAAGTATTGATGGATTCGTTCCTTCGCCATTTAAAATGGGAAACACTTTGATCGCAAGGATTCGCGGCCTTCTCGCCCCGTATATGGCACCAACAGCGATGCTCGGTTAAATGCCTACCGCAATCACAACCCTGCGCTCCACACTGGCAACCACTCTGGCCAATGCCGGTGTCTGGTCCACCTTTGCTTACCCACCATCCAGTCCAATCGCCAACTCAGTAGTTGTTATGCCAGATGACCCATACCTTGTGCCTAACAATCAAACACGCTCAAGTATCCAGCCATTTGCACGCTTCAAGATTATGATCTTGGTGCCACAACTCGACAATCAGGGCAACCTAAATACCATTGAAACCTTTGCGGTGGCCGTGTACACCAAACTGGCAGCAGCTGCATACGCCTTAAACATTTCAGGATTCAGCGCACCTGCAACCTTAGAATTAGCCACGGGCAATCTTTTGACAATTGATTGCGCAATCGAAGTCCTTACAGATTGGAGTTAACAATGAATTACAAAGTATTGGCGGGAATTGTGGGTGGCAAACCTGCCGGTTCCATCATTACTAATGAGGACTTAAGCCCAAACACTAATATTGAAGCACTCATAAAGGGTGGGTCAATCAAACCGATAACCGAAAAACCAAAGAAAGATGAGGCAAGCGAATAATGGCAACAACAACCTTCTTAAACAACACTTTGGTTGTGACACTGAACTCGGTTGATGTAGGGGACCAAGTCACAAGCGTTACAATCAATCAAACCTTTGACGAATTGGAAACAACTTCAATGGGCGGCAATGGGGCTCACACCTTTGTTAAGGGCCTTGAATCCAGCACCGTGACAATTGACTTCCTAAACTCATATGCAGCTGCTGAGGTTGCAACTACATTGCAATCAGCATACGGAACAACCGTGCCTTTGGTTATTAAACCAACCAGCGCAGTTATCAGTGCTACTAATCCTGAGTACCAAACCACAATCCTTGTAAACAACCTCACACCAGTTAACGGTGCGGTTGGGGATCTGAGCACTCAATCGATTACTTTTACCTGCAACAGCCCCATCGTTGTAGATACAACTCCCTAACAACTAACCTGAAGGGCTAGGCAATGGCTAAGTTAAAGATCACACGCACTACCGGTGAGATACAAGAGTTTGAGATCACACCAACAATTGAATACGCGTTCGAAGTAAACAAGAAGAAAGGCATTCATAAAGCCTTTGCTGAGGATCAAATGCAATCCGATGTGTACTGGTTATGTTGGGAAGCCATCCGGCGATCCGGCGAAACCGTGCCAGTGTTTGGTGAGAAGTTTCTGGAAACGCTAAAGGCAGTTGAGGTATTAGATAGCGACCCTTTAGGGGACTGAGTGGCAAAGACTCACTCACCTATTTGGTCGCAAATCTAAGTGTAGAAACTGGGATTGCTCCCAGAGAGTTTATCGGGATGGATCCCGTGATGCTCAAGATGATTTTAAGAGTGCTTGAGGAAAGGGCGAAGGCGATCAAAGATGCCACCAAATCTAAGAGGCGTTAAGGTCACTGGGTACAACGAAACCGTTGCCTTGCTCAAGAAGTTTGATAAAGACTCACTCAAAATAATGAACAAAGAAATCTACCAAGTGCTGAAAGTTACCCAGATGGATGCACGCTCACAAGTGCCAAACAACCCACCATCAGGATTGAGCAACTGGGGCAAGACTTCCGGTGGTGCTTGGGCAAGCCGTGAGTACACACCAAATGGCGTTCGAATGGGTATCAAGACCAAGATTGATAGGCAACGGGTTAAGGGAATGTGGACAAGTAGAACCGCATTCATAACTCAATCTGATCCAGCCGGTGCGATCTATGAAACCGCAGGCCGAAAGAATCCACACGGCCAACCCACTGCCTCAAGACTCTACAACAGACAACGCAGTACGCTCAAAGGATTTTCACAAAGCAATAATCCATTTGCCGGTGAGGACTTTATCAAATCAATCTCAAGACAAAGCGGGTTGATTGTTCGCGGTAAGCAAGGGCGAATTGTCACTAAGACGGTGGATGATCGTGCACCATACATTGAGAATGAAATGCGTGATGTGATCACCAGAGCAACCAAGATGTTAAATGCTAGGTTGGCCAAATGATAAAAGTACCGATTTTCTTTCAACTCAATAAACTTGGCATAGTCGGAGCGCAAAAGGAACTGCGCAAACTAACCAACCAAACCAAATCCTTTGGAATAACTAGCAAACTCAGCATTGGCGCAGCTAGTGTGGCTTTAACTGCCTACACCAAGAAAGCACTTGCAGCTGCAATCGCTGATGAAAAAGCACAAAAGGCACTCACTCAAACACTCAAGAACTTGGGATTGGCATACAGCACCGTTGGTGTAACCAATTACATTGACAGCCTGCAACGCGCAACAGGTGTATCTGAGGATTTATTAAGGCCAGCATTTCAGCGTTTGATTCTGGTGCTTGGAGATGTTAGCAAAGCCCAAAGTGCACTATCACTTGCAATGGATGTTTCAGCAGGCACTGGCAAAGATTTAAATGCAGTTTCAATGGCATTGGCCAAGGCTTATTCGGGGCAAACCACAGCCCTCAGCAGACTAGGTGCAGGTTTAGATAAGGCTTTGATTAAATCTGGTGATATGGAAGCAATCACCGCGCAACTATCTAAACTCTTTTCAGGTCAGGCTTTGGTTGCTGCAACTACTTATGCAGGCCAAATGGCGATCTTGGGAGTGGCAGCACAAGAAGCCAGCGAAACCATTGGTGTGGCTTTAATTGATGCCTTGGTTTCATTATCGGGTGAGAATGGAGTTGCAGATTTAGCAACTCAGATGGAAACCCTTGCGCAAAGCACGGCTAACACAGTCACAGGAATGGCTGAGATGGCCAGACTTGGCAAAGAGTTTGCAGGGGTAGCAGTGACCATTGGGGCTATTGCAGCAATGCTCATACCTGCTGGAAAATTGGCCAAGCCTGCTATGGCAGTGGTTAATTTATTTAAGAGCAAAAAAGTTATTGCAGGTGCAGCTATTGCCGGTGGACTTATCGGTGCTGAAAAATTAGGTGCAAATAAGAACGCAGTTGCACAAGGCACAAACAGACAAAGCCCAAGGGCCACCGAACGCGCCGCTCAAATGGCAGCGGAAAAATTAAACAAAACAAAAAAGGTTACAGTAGATTTAAATAAAAAAATCACGGCATCTGACAAATTAAAAGCAATGTTTGACATTGATTCAATACAGATTGCCGAAGCACTCAAAGGCAATATCAGTGACCTAGACCGCGCAAGGTTAGAGGGTATGAAAGCCCTTAAAACTGAAGCCACGGATGACGATATTGCAGCCATTAAGAAAATAGAGTTTGAAACAATTAGAGCCAACGCAGCTGCTAACAGTTCACAGCAATTGGCCTTGCAAAATACTTTTGATTTCTACAAAGCAATTTTTGGTGCAGCAAAAGATACTGCGGATGCAATTGCTAAATTGTCATTTGCACCAAATATGAACCCACCTACTGGCAACGGAACAGGCGGCGGCAATGGGGAACCTTTACCTAATCCATTTATTGCAGGCACCATTCCTGACTTAAGTTATCTAAACTTTGATCTCACTGCGCTTGGCACAGCAAATGCAGCTATGAACGCAGGCATTGCAGCCCAGCAAGGCACAACCACCACAGTAAATATGAACTTTCCACAATTAGGATTTATAGGCAATGCACAAGAAATGGCAAGTTTTGTTCAGCAAACCATATCTGAGGGCAACCGCAATGGATATAGTTACACAGGCTTAGCCGGTGGAGAATGACGCTTCCAGCAATCGCGGTAATTCTTAATTTTTCAAGCGGCCCGAGTTTCGGTCAGGCAATGATTATTGGATCAGGCGTGCTTGGCGTAAATGTGTTAGCAGATGCAGCAACAGTCACAGCGGATGTATCAGACACAGTGCAAGTGGTAAATATACAAAGAGGGCGTAATGCACTCAGCGATGTATTCCAGACCGGCACTTGCAGTGTGGTAATTGCAGACCAAGATGGAGCGTTCAATCCCAACAACACGGCAAGCCCTTATTACGG